CTATTCCTGACATCGAAGCAAAATTCGATAGCGGCCTCCTCAAAGCGGAGAAGACGATTAAGGACGAGGAATTGATGACTACGGTGCTTTTCGTAGTCAAGATGGGGCCGGATTGCTATTCCGACGCCTCACGGTTCCCGACCGGCCCTTACTGCAAAGAAGGGGATTTTGTCCTTGTTCGCCCGCATTCGGGTTCGCGAGTTCACATCCACGGGAAATCTTTCCGGCTCATCAACGACGATAGCGTCGAGGGTGTAGTGGAAGACCCGCGTGGCATTCACCGAGGCTAGGAGATAACACATGGCGACCGACAAGAACGTGGCCGAGTTGGAAGACGATTTTGAGATTGAGGTTGAAGACGACACTCCGGAGGAAGACCGTAATAAGGAGCCGATGCCGGAAGAGATCGTCAAGAACCTTGAAGACGATGAGCTTGAAGAGTTCTCCAAGGAGAAAGCCAAGCAACTGAAGAAGGTTTGGCACGACGAGCGCCGTGCCAAAGAAGCTGCATTGCGCGAGCGCGAGGAAGCAGTGGCGTTGCTTCAGCGGTTTGCGGATGAGAATAAGACGCTGAAAAAGAGTCTGCATACGGGCGAACAAGCGTATGTGGATTCGGCAAAGGTGGCATTTGAGCGGGAGCTTGAGGTAGCCAAGCGGGAGTTTAAGGATGCTTATGACAGCGGCGACTCAGACCGACTGACTGCGGCACAGGAAAATCTTCTTGACGTAAAACTTAAACTCAAGCAGGTAGAGAACTACCGTCCAAAGTACGAAGAAGACGCTGGACAACCTGAAAAAAATGTAGTAAATACCGCCAACAACGACGGGTGGTCTGTGGCCCCTGTCGAAGATGCGGCTCCTAAAGTCGATCCTAAAGCGGTTGCGTGGCAGAAACGTAACTCTTGGTTTGGCGAGAACCGCGTCATGACTAGCATGGCTTTTGGTTTGCATGAAGACTTGGTGGGTGAAGGCGTAGACCCTACTTCTGACGAATACTATTCGCGCATTGATAAGGAAATGCGGCGTAGATTCCCGGAAAATTTTGAGGGTAGCGATAAGAAACGCCCCGCTACGGTGGTGGCTTCCGCAAAGCGTTCTACGGCCCCCCGCAAAGTTACGTTGACGGCAACGCAAGTTTCTTTGGCTAAGAGACTTGGGCTGACCCCAGAGCAATACGCAAAAGAAATGATTAAATTGAATGGTGACACCAATGGCTGAAAACAGAATTTCTCGTGACATGGATACCCGTGAAGCGTCTTCCCGACCCAAGAGTTGGGCACCGCCTTCGCTGCTTCCTGAGGTTAATCAGGAACCGGGATATTCTTACCGCTGGATTCGTATCAGCACCTTGGGCACTCCTGATGTAAACAACATCTCGTCCAAATTACGAGAAGGTTGGGAACCCGTGAAGGCTTCGGAACATCCTGAGGCGTTTACAATGGCCGATCCAAACAGTCGGTTTAAGGACTCTATTGAGTCCGGTGGGCTTATCTTGTGTAAGACCCCCAGCGAGTTTGTTGCCCAACGCACCGCTCATTATCAGAAACTCACTGAAGATAATGTGGCGTCTGTGGATAACAACTACATGCGGGAGAATGACCCCCGTATGCCGATGTTTAAGGACAAGAAAACTCAAGTTACTTTTGGCAAAGGTCTTGTTAAATAATTTAGGAATTTAGGAGCTAAACATGGCTTATCCTACTGTCTCAGCCCCTTACGGGCTACGTCCGGTCAATTTGATCGGCGGGCAGGTGTTTGCCGGTTCGACTCGGATGTTTCCGATTGCGAATGGGTACAGCACCAGCATTTTCTACGGCGACCTCGTTGAACTGACGACGGACGGCACGATTGTCAAGAATGGTACTACCTCGGGTAGTTCGGCTACTGCCGGTATCGTTGGTGTGTTCCTTGGCTGCGAATACAGCAGCACGGGCGGCCCGATCTTCGGTAAGAACCGTTACCAGTATTGGCTGGCTAGCACTTCGGCGCCTGACGCTGTTGCGTATGTCAGCGATGACCCGGATGCGATCTATCAGGCTGCGATTTGCAGCACCGGCACCACGCTGGCTTATCCCGGTCAGTGGGCTGTTGGTAAGAACGTGGGTCTGCTTCAGAACACGGGTTCTACCGCGACGGGTGACTCCGCTGTGGCGGTTGGCGGTGCGGCTCCGGCTGCTTCTGCCAAGATCATGCGCGTCATTGGCCTTGTCCCGGCTTCTGCGGTGTCCACCACTGCTTCCGGTACGACCTCTGGTTCGTCCACCACGGTGACTCTGGCGGCTGCTAACGCCAATATCTATCCGTACATGACTGTCACGGGCACGGGTATTGCGGCGGGCAACTATGTTGTCAGCATCAGCGGCACCACCCTGACCTTGCAGGTTGCTGTCAACCTCGCGAGCGCCACCACGCTGACCTTCGCTGGCTCCCCTGAGGTGCTGGTTAAGTTCAATCAGGGCTGGCATTCGTATTACAACAGCACCGGCGCTGCCGTTGCGACCTAAGGAGTAATTACAAATGGCAATTTCACGCGCTCAGCTACTTAAAGAACTCCTTCCGGGTCTTAACGCCCTGTTTGGTCTTGAGTACAACCGTTACGGCGAAGAGCACAAGGAGATTTACGAAACTGAATCTTCCGAACGTTCTTTTGAAGAAGAAACCAAGCTGTCGGGCTTCTCTGCTGCTCCGGTGAAGAACGAAGGTCAGGCTATCCAGTACGACAACGCACAGGAAGCTTGGACTGCTCGTTACAACCACGAAACCATTGCGATGGGCTTTTCGATCACGGAAGAAGCTGTCGAAGATAACCTCTACGACTCGCTGTCCAGCCGCTATACCAAGGCGCTGGCCCGTGCGATGGCTTACACCAAACAGGTGAAAGCTGCCTATGTGCTGAATCAGGGCTTCAATGCTGCGGTCACTTACGGTGA